CTTCACACAGAAGTTCCAATGCTTGAAGATGTAAAAGATTGGAAGAAAAGATTGACAAATGAGGAGAAACAATTCCTCACACATATCTTTCGATTCTTCACTCAAGGCGATATTGACGTTGCTGGTGGATATGTCAAGAATTATCTTCCTTATTTCCCACAACCAGAAGTTCGTATGATGTTGTTGGGCTTTGCTGCCCGTGAAGCTCTACACATTGCTGCTTACTCACACTTAATTGAAACACTTGGACTTCCAGAAACAACATACAATCAATTTTTGGAATATCAAGAGATGCGTGAGAAACATGATTATGTTACAGATATCTCCAGTAAAAACGGAACGAAAGAATCCACTGCAACACATATTGCTGTTTTTTCCGCATTCACTGAAGGTATGCAACTATTCAGTTCTTTCATTATGTTATTGAATTTTCCAAGACACGGTAAAATGAAAGGCATGGGTCAAATAGTTACTTGGTCCATCGTTGATGAAACACAACATTGTGAATCGATGATTAAAATGTTTAAGGAGTATGTTCGTGAAAATCCCGAAATTTGGAACGATGAACTCAAATCACAAATTTATAGAATCGCTGAACGAATGGTTGTACTCGAAGACAGGTTTATTGATCTGGCATTCAGCATGGGCCCTATGGACGGTCTGGACAGTAATGACGTTAAGCAGTACATCCGCTATATTACAGATCGTCGCCTCATTTCTCTTGGTCTTAAAGGTATCATGAAAGTTAAAAAGAACCCTTTACCTTGGGTAGAGGAAATGATTAATGCACCAACACACACAAACTTCTTTGAAAATCGAGCAACTGATTATGCAAAAGGAGCTCTCTCAGGTAATTGGGGTGACGTTTGGGCTAACTAAAGGAAGAAGCATGAATAAAACAATAATAGGCGAATGCCAAAATTGCGAATCCACATACGAAGTTTCATTCACCGAAGAATTGGTTTACGGCAACTTGCCAGAACACTGTCCATTTTGCGGAGAATTAATCGATGATATCACAGAGGAATATATAGAAGATGATGACTCTGATGATGTTGACGAAAAATGGGACTAGATTGGTTATATAAGAACGAAATATTCAAAGAAGAAGATATCGGTGAAAACTATGGATTTGTTTATTGTATAACAAACACCAGTAATGGTAAAAAATACATAGGCAAAAAATTTTTCTATTCTTCAAAAACAAAACAAGTTAAAGGTAAAAAGAAACGATATAAAGTTTCCAGTGACTGGAAAACTTATTATGGTTCAAATGAAGAATTGAAAGGTGATGTGAAAAAAAATGGAGAAGAAAATTTCAAAAGAGAAATTTTACATCTCTGTAAAAGTAAAGGTGAATGTGGTTATCTAGAAGCTAAAGAGCAATTCATAAATGGTGTTTTAGAAAGTGAAAATTTTTACAACACTTGGATTATGGTGCGAGTTAGAAAATCACACATTAAAGGATTATTATGTTAGATTTCTTTAGAAAACTTAAAGAGCCTTTTGATGTTCTTTTCTTTTTACCGCAACCAGATGATAAAGATGGTGTGTATTTGGAAGCTGGACGATACGCAAAGCGTGGAAAAGAATTAAACTCAACATCAGTTGGACCATCTTGGCACATTATTCTTTTCCGGAATAATGAAAATGGTGTTTATGATAAAGATGAATTTGAAGCTGTGTTTTCGGATCCCAGAGAATATGTTTCCAATTTAATACCACAAGATTGGTATGGATTTGTTGCGAGAAAAACAACAACATCCAAAAAATTTGTGAAATCGGCAGTTGACAAATTAGAAGATTTGTATTACAATAGACAGACTTCTTAATTTTTGGAAAATATTATGATTCTGGTTGATTTGAACCAAGTGTTACTATCTGGCTTGATGGCACAAATTTCCTCACAGAAAGGAATGAAGCTTGAGAAAAGCCTGATTCGCCACATGATACTGAACATTCTTAGGACTCACCTAAAGAACTTTAGGAATGAATATGGTGAAATTGTGCTCTGTTGTGATAACAGAAAATATTGGCGCAAAGAATTCTTTCCATTCTACAAAGCTGGAAGAAAAAAGACAAGAGAAAAATCCGACTTGGATTGGCATCTCATTTTCGATATGCTCAGTGAGTTTAAGAATGAGTTGAGGGAAAATTTTCCATACAAAGTAATTGATGTTGATGGCGCAGAGGCCGATGATATCATTGGCACACTCGTTCCACAAAAAATCATGCACGAAAATATTCTCATCATTTCAAGTGATGGAGATTTCTTGCAATTACAACAATGGAATTCTAAAAGCAAATACAAAGTAAAGCAGTACAATCCTGCTCAGAAAAAATTTGTGGTGTCGGAAAACCCATTGCTTGAATTGAAACAAAAAATTATTCAAGGTGATAAAGGTGATGGAATACCTAACATACTATCACCACAAGATTGTTTTGTCCGTGAGATTCGTCAAACACCTATTTCCAAAATAAAATTGGAAAAGTTACTCAATGAAGACTTCTCAACATATGGTGAAGATATCAAGAGTGGATTTACTCGCAATCAAACATTGATTGACTTGAGGAATATACCCGAAGAAATAAAAGAGAAAATCATAAATACTTATGATAATACTAAACCTGCTTCAAAGCAGAAGATACTTGATTATTTCATAACACATAAACTAAAAAACTTAATGGAAGTTATTGAGGAATTTTAATGAAAAATATTTATGAAATATTTGATGAATTTGAAACTGCCAAAACCAAAAATCAAAAAATGGATGTTATTGGCAAAAATCTATCAAGCACACTTGTGAAAGTGTTAGAGCTCGCTTATCACCCACAGTATCAATGGAAGATTAAAGAACTTCCAGATAACTACAAAGTACCTAATGATGTTCTTCCAGGCATCACATACGATTCTTTGAATCTTCAATTGAGGAGATTGTATATGTTTCGTGAGGGCGATCCAACAGCAGAAACATTGAACGAAAAACGAAGAAACGAATTGTTGGTTCAAATGTTAGAATCGATTGAGCCCCGTGAAGCGGAAGTTATTCTAGGTATTTTTCAAAAAGATTTAGGTGTAAAGGGCCTTGACTATAAATTTGTCAAAGAAGCTTTTCCCAATCTTTTACCATGACCAAGAACGAAAAAATAATTGTTGTATCAGGTGATTTCGACCCACTAGATTTTGAAGATTTACAATTCCTTAGAGCTTGTAGAAAAAAAGGAAATTGGTTAATCGTGGGCGTTCACAGTGATTTATTTTTAGACCTATGTCGAGGCGGTCACTTCTTAGATTTCAAAGTAAGAAAAGAAATGATTGAAGCGCTTAAGTGTGTCGATGAAGTGTTTGCTTTTAATGACGCAGACGGTACAGTTATTAATTTATTGAAGTTAGTAAAGTTTTGCTATCCTATGTCCGATATAACTTACATATCGGAAGAAGATATGCATAATATGCCTGAAACTAAAATTCGGGGAATAACATTTGAGGTTCTTAAACAAGGAGAAAAATAAGTGTCTAAGTTTGTGGGTAAATTTCGCAAAAATAAAGATTACAATGATGACTATGATTATTCGTCATCCAGTAAAAAAAGCAGAAATGATAGGTCAGAAGTTAAGAAATTAAAAAACTATAATTATGATGACCTAATGCAAATGTATGATGATGAGGTTTACCAAAAAGACAGTCGAAGAAAATCCAAGGGATTTAATTAACTGTTGTTGACACACAACATTCACTATTGACAAAACAATAGATTGAGTGTATACTCCTATAAAATTGTAGGAGTTTTATTATGATGATTTATGCGAGGCCTCCAAAGTCCAAACAAAAAAAGGTTCCAAAGGCTCAAAAGGAACAATATGAACAGTGGTTGAAATCCCATCAACCAAAGAAATTGGTTTCATCTACCAAAAACGGAACGATTAAACCTTATGAGCCTCCATCTCCTTACATTCGGCAAACTCCAAAAGTCTCCAGTCTGAGTACTTGGACAACAGGTCCGCTTGCAAAAATTGGAATTATGCGGGATTACCATAAATTGAGTGTCGAAGATCGTGAAAAAATCGATTCAATCAACAGCTGCGTTGCTCCACTACATAAGAGCAACTATGTTTATGTTTCGGAAGGCATGAATCCAGCGTCACTTGGTCGTAAAAACGAAGTATTGTAAGGAATTTTATGAACGTTTACACTCCCAGTCTATTTTTTGTTGATAACAGTGTTTTGGATGACACATTGCAGCCTTGGGAAAGACTGAACAATGTCACCCGACAGTGGGCAATGCTCTCCGGTCTACAAAAAGACCTAGATCAATACGAAAAAAATAAAAATCAAGTTGAAAAGACACACACAACTCAGTTCATTGAGGATCCTAAGAATTCCGAAAATGTAATTTTACCTTTTCCTGATGAAATCCTCGAAAAAATGAATTGGAAAGAAGGAACTGTATTGGAATATGAGCTGGTGAACGATGGTTTTTACAAGTCCTTGGTTTTCCGAGCTAAAAAATGAGTGTCTGTTGCAGAAAAATAACACTTTGATACAAAAAAGTTGATTTTTTGTCTAGATTGTGTAATAATTACATCATTCTACAGGAGATTTTATGGAACTGATCGAATCAAAATCACTTTTGGCTAAGTTGATGGCCACGGAAAACCTAACAGTCGAACAAAAAAACGTTCAGACTGCTTCGTTTGATGTTCAAAACAGAATTTTGACGATTCCGGTACTAGACAAAATGATTTCCTCAGAACTCTATGACCTTTTTACTGGTCATGAGGTCGGTCACGCATTGTATACGCCGCTTGAGGGCATGAAAAAAGCAAAAGAAATGAATGTCAACATGAGCATTGCCAATGTTGTTGAAGATTCTCGCATCGAAAGGCTTATCAAAGACAAATATCCTGGACTCCGTAACTCCTTTTACAAGGCGTACAATGAGTTGATGCAAAAAAACTTCTTTGGCACATCAGGCAAGAATCTCAACAACATGAATTTCATTGACCGATTGAACATTCATTGTAAAGGTGGTTCAATTGGATGCATTCGATTCACCGAAAAGGAATCTGAATTGGTCAAAATGGTTGAATCGACCAAAAACTATGATGATGTTATTACTGTTACCAATCTCATTGTCAAGTACATGAAAGAGGAACACAAAGAAAATCAAAAAAAACATTACTACACTCTTACTGAAGATGATGAGTATGATAAACTTTTTGGTATTGAAAGTGAAGAAGGTGAAGAAGAATTCTTTCTTAAAGAAGATGATGAGTTTGAAGGTTCTGATGATTGGGATGATTCAGCTGAACTTGAAACTCCAGTTGATGCCGGCAGCAATGAATATGCAGAAGAAGAGATTCAGGATTCGGATCTTGTTTGTAAGACTCAGGAAATATATGATAATAACCAGTACAAATTATTCTCTAAGGAAAGCCTTGAATATGTCTACATGAATATTCCTGAGGTCAACTGTAAAGATGTTGTGGTTGATTATAAAGCTTTCTATGATGCTGCTGAAAAGTATTACAGTGCATCTGATTATTGGAAAGACAAGGGGTATTTGGAAAATGGCCGTAAATCGTATCTGTTGATGCGAAATGAATTGGCGAAAGTTGTTTCATATCTTGTAAAAGAATTTGAGATGCGTAAGAATGCAGCTCAGCTCAAGAGAGCCAGTATTGCAAAGACTGGTGATCTTGATATGAATCGAATTTTTTCCTACAAGTTCAACGAAGATATCTTCAAGAAAGCTACGATTGTTCCTGGTGGCAAATCACACGGACTCGTACTGTTCCTTGATTGGTCTGGATCCATGACTCAGCACATAGGTCAAACTTTCAAGCAGCTGCTTAGCCTGGTATTGTTTTGCAAGAAGGTTAATATTCCGTATGAAGTTTATGCTTTTGCTGATGAGAATATCTGGTGCAAAACCGGCACTCTTCCAAAAGATGGTGATTATGCATTAAATCCGTTTTCACTGGTAAACATTCTGTCTTCTCGTATGAGTGCTCGTGAATTCACCGATGCAATTTCTACAATGTTGCACCTAGCATCGATTAGATCCTATTTTTTCAAGATGCATGGCACTCCATTGAACGAAACGATTTGTGCGGCTATGGAACTTGTTGCAGAATTCAAGAAGAGCCGAAAGCTACAGGTCGTGAATACTGTTTTCTTGACAGACGGTGATTCCAATTTTTATTTGAATCAGCATGTGCTTCGTCCCATGGAAAACAGGTTCATCAAAAAAGAGCTCAACACCTATAACAAGTACAACATTGTTCTCCGTGATCCTAAAACGAAGAATGAGGTGTATGTTGATGCATCAAATATGTCCGTGAGTTTTACCTCGGCTTTGTTCAGCCTGTTCAAGAAGCGCCTCCGGCAGAACACTCTTGGATTCTATATTCTCCGCAGTAATAAGGAGATGCTGAACAAAATCAACCGTATGAATGGTACTTACCTAAGTTTTGGTGATGCCGAAAAGTACAAGAGTGATTTCACCAAGAACAAGTCGCTGATTATCAAGAATGTTGGCTTTGACGAATATTATTTGTTGAAGATGGACAATACAGATACCAGTGATGAGGATTTTGTTGTGAGTGAGAGAGCGACTACCCGTGGTATTGTATCTGCATTCTCAAAGTACACCAAAAACCGATTGTCAAACAAGATTGTGTTGAATCGATTTATCGGAATGATTTCCTAAGAAAAAGGAGTTTTATATGTTGATAAGTGAGTATTACAATGGAGAGCGAGCTGCACTCATAAAGAAGGAAGGTGTATATGGTTACACCGTTTCTTTTTTTCTTAAGGACCGGCTCGTCCAAAAAATGAATACTTCTGAGCTGACTGATGCTGAGAAGCTTGCCGAAAACTATACAAACAACGGTGGGTCCGAACCTGCTCTGTTGATGGAGTAAAGAATGTTTACTGATGAAACCAAAGAGATTTTCTATATCACACAAGAAGAGTGTGCCGAGGTAACCCAGGCTCTATCCAAAGTCTTGCGCTTTGGCCTTGATTCCAAGAATCCAGTTACTTCAAAGACCAACAAAGAGTCCTTGGAAGAAGAACTCGGTGACCTTCTAGGAATGATCGACCTGATTATTCAAAGGTGCCTGGTATCCGACAATAACGTCAACTACTCCAGACAGCAAAAGAAGACCAAACTACAGAAGTGGTCCAATATCAACTTTAAAACATCCGAGAACGAATCTCATACTCTTTGACCAATCTGTCCACATCACCAACAGTCTTTGCCCTGGACGCCACATAGGACTCTAGTTCCATCTGATGCATATCCTTACGAAACCTCTCCAAGAAATAACAAAACCCCATGAACTTATCCGTAAGAAAACTAAACATTTTACCAGACTCCTATTCGTATTAACTCTATTAGTATTTATACTTATATTATGAAATTCTTTGAAATATCACTACAATCAATCAACCTATTATCGATAGTATTAGGAATGGCATTTGGTGCCACCATGTGGAGAACCAGAGCAATGTACTATGTCGCTGCGTATTTCCTATTCCTTGCCATATACTATGCTCTGAAATATAACAGAGTCCTATAGAAACCGGCTCCGGAAAAAATTTCCGGATCCACAGAAAAGGGAAAAGAAAAAGGCTCCTCAGGAAAATTCGAATTCCTATAGAGGAGCCCAGAAAATAAAAAATAGGAAAAAAGAGTTTGGGCCAGGAGCAGAAATTATTAGCTACGCTCTATCCCGCCCCATCCCATCCTCCATCCATATAGTCAAAATCGCAGCCCCACCAGCTGCTATCCTAGCCCCACCAGCTGCTACCACTCGCCAGCCAGTACCAGTGCCAAGCCCATAAGCAATACAGGCGCTGTAATTATCAGTAGATTATAGAGCCAGTCCATGGTGGCCTCCTTACTTGCCGTATACACGGGACAAATTAAATTGGCGCATGATGGCCTCAATCAGCAAAATGCCCTCCTCTTGGGTCATCTTGGCAGCTTTCTTGGCCACCTTGTTTTGGAGGCGGTACTGAGCCATAGCCTTGCGCTTCTCAAGCAGCAGCTCATACTTCTCCACCTCTCGGGCTTTTTTGACCTGAGCCTTGGCGGCTTCGAGGGCTTGGAGGGCTTGATTCAATTCGGACATGGTGTTTCCTTATTAACGGTTGGACAGTTTGAATTTTACGATACCCTCAACGTCAGCACGGACCTTG